CACCTCTCTGGCCGTCATCTGCTTGTCAATGCGAGACAGGAGTTTGAAGAGGTCCTCGAAGAATGCCTCGCGGATCACTTTTCGCTTTTGCTCTTCACGTTCTACAGCGATGTCAAGACGTCCCGTCGCTTGAAGCTCTTGAGGCATGGCCGCATCACCACCAGGAGAAGCGTCAAAGATGTTTTGTCCGTGGGGGCGAGGATCGAATTCCCCTTTCAGTGAGGACGGCACCATCCAAGCAGGGAAGGCGGCTCTCTCGACTCCAACGTCGATGCACTGTTCGAGGAAATTGAGCTGACAAGCTACAGGCAGAGCGTAATAGGACGGGGACCATCCATAGGGAGATTTACCCCAGAGACGCCACCGGGACACAGCGAAAGGCTGCTCTAGAAATCCAGAGCTTTTTAAGACCTCTTGTGTCTCAACTAGAATCCAGTCGGAGGCGATTGGCATGTTCTCCGCGTCGATCCTGTTCGGGTCGTATCCTTCCCGCGGCTCGATACAATGGAGGATCTTGAGGGGAACGTCTTTGGATTTCTCGTCGTTCGCCTTCTCCTCAACCGTGGCGGAAACATCGTCCCCGAAGCGTTGCTTGATCTGGCGCGGAGTTAACTCGTAATGCCGGTAGAGAGTATCAACGAGCCGGTCTTCGCCTTCTGCGATGGAGTAAGTCCCGATTTCTAGGGTTTCAAAGACGAGTGTTCCCTTCTCCCCCATTCGGCACAGCATCGCGGCTGTTCCAAATCCTCCATGATCGAGGTAGAATTCATCAACAGCAGAATGAAAATTGGACTTCGCAAGCTCTTGGTGAAGGACCTGAGTCGCCTTCAGAAACCAGTTCCTCACATCGTAAGAAAGGCCATCGCTTACCTCTGACGGAGCCATGATGGATGCAAAAATGGTCCCCATTGGCGTTATGTTGCTGTGCATTCCAGACCCTAGAGTCTGATTTGCCTGCATCGCCGTGGTATCAAAAAGCCGGTCGGTCTCGTCGGTAGTGGAGTGGTCGTGATCGGAAAGGATCGATTGAGCTTTCCGTGGTTGAACGTGTTCAGCGATGTCCCGCATCAGCGAGTCATTGACGAGACGCTGTGATGCCATGCGTTCGGCCTTGGCCAGCCGCTTTGCTGCCAAAGAATCTGTCATCCTTGAGGATCGAGATCGCTGGAACTGAATCCAGTCCGTTGAGTCAAAAGGGTGTCATCGTAGCCATACTGGGAACGACGACGGCGCCGGCGATTTAATGCCCTGTTTGCCGCGTCTGCACTGGTAGACGAGACAGGAGGAGGCGTGGGGGTTGGTTGCCTTGGTTTCGAGCCTTTACCCATGAGCGGACGATGCCGCACTTTGTTTCCTTTCGGAACGTATGTTTTGATTCAGTCGTTCGACTGGGACGATGCGAAGTCGATACCCGCGCTTCTGAAAAGAGATGGTCTTGATATGCTCCGGAATGAGCAGGGTCAACTCGTAAAGATCCCCAACTGCCAATGTGACATGCAGGTTTTCCGATGGCTCGGTTAACCACAAGTCATCGAAGATTGCTGCCGAAGGTCTGTTCAGATTGATTTCACGAGCAAGAATGAAGGCTTTCGGAGTTTTGATGACGTAACCAAGAGGACGATGATGCCATTGCACGACTTGATCGAAGTCTAGGTCGGTTGGCTCTGCGTAAAATGCGGCCCTTGCTTTGTCGTCGATAATCATCTCGATGGGGAATTCCTTGGTATTGCTGGCCTCCTAAGCCTTACTCGTGGTTGTTCCTGCCCCGCCTGCACTAGATTATGTTTTAAAGCCTCCCCGTAGTAGCCAAAAGAGTCCATGAAATGAGATGTCCAGTCGTGCTCGATCACGTTCATGATGTGCCCGTCCTTCTTGCTTTCCTTGCGGTGATAATTCTCACCCGCCTCGAAGAATCCTCCCTCATCGTCTAGGTTCTCTTCGTTGAACCTGATCGACGGGAACAAATCCAACATGGTCTGGACTCTCTTCTCTTCCGCTCCGTGCGGTCCTTTCGGGATCTGCTTGACGTTGGTGAGCCCAGCCTCCTGAAGTCTCGCCGCCATGCTCATCCCGTCATAATCGGTCTTTCTTCCGTCATGGGGCAACAGGTGTGCTGCGTAGTGGTATCCCTTGCTCATCATGTGAGCGACCCTCTCTCCGGTCTTCATGAATCGGCCCTCGGAGTTCGTCAGGTGGTGGTCGCAATCGATGAGGTAGTGCCAGCCCTGATAGCGTTGCCAGTAGGTGACAACGGTATTTGCAGGAGATCCCAAGTCCCAGCAGGTGTAGACCGGGACAGCGTAATTGACAGGAAAAGGGTAGATCCTGCCAGCGTTTCGGGACTGCTCGAAGTCGTTGGCGTAGATGGCTCCCGGCCTGCCAATGTTGAAATCGCATTCGTATTCCTGCCGCCACTCGTCCTCTGTGATGTCTCGGCGGATTGAGATGAGTTCGTCACTTGCAAGAATCCCCGACTCGGACGCCTTCAGGAGCATGTGAAAGTAGTCTTCCCGCTCTCTGGCATCGATGTGACGCTTGTAAAATGCGTTCTTTCCCTTGGGAGTTCCGATGAAGTTGGCCCAGCCTCGATAGTCAGAAAGGCAAGGCCGGATCACGGTTCCCCATGCTTTAGGATCAATATCGGCAGGTTCGTCGATCACACAACCGTCGAAGTAAATCCCCCTCATGCGCTCGTAGTTGTCACCGGAGTAGAGTCGGATTGTCTGCTTCTTGGGGAGGGTAATCCGGAGCTCGGACTCATTCACTGTCACCCCTGGGATCTTGGCGGTGAAGCTCTTGAGATATGGCCACGCGATGTCCTTTGCCTGGTCCCTAGTCGGAGCGATATAGGAATACCTTGGCTTGGCATCCCCATTGCGTTGGTTCTGGAGTGCTTTCCAGATTAGGTCCTGAATTGCGCTGTATGTCTTGCCTGACCGTCGATGAGCAACCACGCACGAGAAACGCTCGTTTCGTGTCAGAAACGGCCTGAACGCCTTCCGAGGGTTTATCGTGATGTTGACGGTTCCGGATCTCATGGGAATCCTTACACTAGCCTCCTGCCAAATCGAATATCGTAACTGTTGTTTTTCTATTTTTCAGGATCTCAGTCATCCACATTTCCTCCCAGCGTGATGTTGATGTCTCCGGAGAACTCTACGTCATGGTCGATCTTGTCGCGGAAGTTGTCCTTGTATCGGTTCTTCATGTTGAAAATCCACGAAGCGGCGTTAAAGCCTTGAATTTCGCCCTTTGCGCCATTCATTCCGATAAGCTCCCACTCCATTTGCCCCATCCTCATGGCCTCGTTTATTTTTTCGGTCGGGAAATCTTCAGGGAAGTCCTTGATGTATCGTTCCACCGTGTCCCAGTCCGCAAGCGGAAAGCACTCCTTCGAGAGGCCTTTCTTGAGGTGAATACAGACAACCTCGAAGGCTGCCTTCCGCTCCTTCTTAGTCTTCCACTTCATCTTGTAGTTGTTTCCTTTGGGTGCTGGCATATCTCTATTTGGGTTTCAGCAGCTCCATGAGCGCGATTTTCCCGGCTGTCTCCAAGTGTACTAGAGGTCGCAGCGGTTTGTCTCTGGTTATTTTGATCTCATTCCTGGGAAACGCGGCGAGGGCTCGATATGTCGCGCATCGAGTGGTCCTAGCTGCTGCCGCGAGGTGAGTGATTCTCATGGGTTCCTGTTCTTTGGCCAGTTTCATCATGATTCTGATCTGAACTGGTGTGTAACCCTTTGACGCGGCGTAGTCTAATGCGTGTTCTAATAGTTCTCCGGATGTCATGGTTTTGGGGAAGCTAATTTCTCATCTCTTGAAGGTGGGTTCCGTTTTGCTCGCAAGCGTTAGCGGGATGAAGTAAGATGCCAACCGCCACAGGCAGGACACTTATAGCTAGCCAGTCTCCCAGAATTCCCAGTCGTAGTCCGAAGACGGTGCTTTTTTACCCGCTCGGCATCTTTCCTTGAACCATAGCGACGCTTGCCCCCGCAAGTCCGGTGTTCTTCATGGCGTTCATGGAATATAATTCCAGAACCCTCAGAATCAGCAATAAGCTGTGCATCATGGATCGACGTTGGGCAGTCGATAGACCCCAAGCCGATCTCCTCAAAAACATCGTTCAGCTTGCTTACTTTTCCTTTTTTCTTGCTCATAATAAATTCCGCTAACAATTCGTCGCAGATCAACGGGATTCGCCCGTGACTAGACGGTCGACGTTAAAAAGGAATATCGTCTCCATCCCCCAGGTC